CCGGAGGCCGGGGAAGTCGTGCTTTATTTGGAGATGTTGACCGAATGATTCAAATAACCGCGGAACAGATCGAGCGGGTGAACCTGATTCTTTCCAGCGTGCCGAAAGGCGCGGAAAAAGCAATTTCAAATGTTATCCGCAGGGCGAACAGCACCGTTCGGACGGAAGCCCTGAAAGGAATAACGAGCGTCTATGCGATTTCCCGGCAGAACGTCCGGGCGGAAAGCACAATCAAGGTTCGGACCCAGCAGACCGACGGCGGAGTTGTGGGGACGGTTTCGTTCGCAGGGTACAAAATCCCGCTTTACCGTTTCAACGTGTCCCCCACCCTGCCCGTTCAGCGCGCGACCGTTTCGGCGGCGGTGCTGAATGAGAGCGGACGGACCCCGTTTGCACACGCTTTCATTGCAAAAATGAAGAGCGGACACACGGGAATGTTTGAGAGGGACGGGACAAGCCGCCTGCCTATCACCGAATTCATGGGACCGTCCGCCGCGCAGATGGCGGGAAACAGCGTCGTTGTGGAGCAGGTGGAGGAAAAGGCGCAGGAAGTTGTAAACAAGCGGCTTGAACACGAAATCACCCGAATTCTGAACGGCTACGGAGGGTAAGCAATGACACCTTTAGACCTTTTGGACGCGCTGGAAGCGTTCGTAAAGCGGGAGACAAAGGACATTCTTTTGCCTGTCCGGGTTGACCGAAAGAGCGGTGAGCAGAAGGAGCGGGCCGCGGAGGTTTACAAAATGCGCCTGCCAAACAAGACGGCAGAGACACAGCAAATCCCCTACCTTCTGTTGCAGTACATCAAAAGCACGGACACGCAAGAGCCGGGACAGCAGGCGGAATGTGAATGTATGGTGCGCATTGTAGCGGCCACGTATTCGGAGGACGGAAGCGAGGGCGCAACGTGCGTCCTGAATCTGTTGAACCGGATTCGGATTGCCCTTCTGAAAGACAACGTAATTGCAGAACGGTATATGCTGAAACTTCCGCTTGAAATGATCGTTTACCCGGACAGCACAGCTCCCTATTACTTGGGGGAAATGATGACAATTTGGGATATTCCCATTGTTGAAAGTGAGGTTCAAAAGCTATGGCAGTAGAATTCAAGGCCAGTATGACAAAGGCCGAATTGCTGAAAATCGCCGCAGAAAACGGCGTGACGGCTGACGACAGCATGACAAAAACGGCGATTCTCGACGCGCTGGAAGCCCACAACGCCGCAGAAGCCGCCGGAGCAGGCACAGAGCCGCCCGCAGATGGAACGGGCGGGAACGGGCCGGAAGCCGCCGCGGATGGCGCAGAGAGCGCACAGGACGGCGCGGAGAACGCCGGAGCGGGTGAAGATACCCCCGGCGCTGAAAACGGCGCAGAGAGCGCGCAGAAGGAGCCGGAGGGGTACGACCTGTTCATTTACGCCGGACCGACCCTTCCGAAAGGCAGATTGCGGGAAAACGCCGTGTTCAACGGACGGTTTTCGGACGTGATTTCCTATCTGGCGGACGTGGTGAAGGATTACCCCCTTGTGGAAAAGCTGATTGTCCCCGTGAAGAAGTACGCCGCGTTTTCCGTGAAGGTGAAAACGCCCGGCAATCTCGCACACAAGTATTACAGCGACATTGTTTCTACAATGCGCGGCAACAGGGAGGTTTAACCAATGGCAGAGTATTTTCATGGCGTATCGACGCGGCAGGTTGACACGTCCGTTTCTACCCCTGTAACGGCGGATTCCGGCCTTGCCTTTGTAGTGGGTGCGGCCCCCGCGCATACCGTGGGCGGAGCCGTGAACGACCCGATCATGTGCCAGAGTTACGCGGAGGCCGTGGCCGCGTTCGGTTACAGCGACGATTGGGAGAAATACCCGATTTGCGAAGCGATTTACGCACAATTCAAGCTGTACGGCGTGTCCCCGGTGGTTTTCGTGAACGTTCTGAACCCGGAGAAGCACAAAAAGACCGTTTCGGAACAGCAGTACCAACTGAACGACGGAAAAGTTCTGCTTCCTCTGGAAGCCCTGAAAGACACGGTGCAGGTCACTTCTTACACCGTGGGCGAGGATTTCGACCTGTTCTACGAGGGCGAAAACCTGATTCTTGAGGTGCTGGACGGCGGGAGCATTCCGGCAGAGACGGGAGAACTGACGATCACATTCGACGAAGTGGACCCCTCGAAGGTTACTGAAAAAGATATCATCGGCGGGTTTGACGCGAGCACGAAGAAGTATTCCGGCCTTGAACTGATTGACAAGGTTTTCCCGAAATACGGAATCGTGTGCGACCTGATTCTTGCGCCGGGCTGGTCCCACAAATCCACTGTTGCCGCAATTATGAAGGCGAAGGCGGAGGCGATCAACACCGTGTTTACGGGCGCAAAGGCCCTGATTGACGTTGACACTACGGAGGTCACGTACTATTCGGACGCTACGGAGTGGAAGAAAGAGCAGAACATGAACGACAAGGCGGAAATTCTGTGCTGGCCGATGTTCGGGCTTGGCGACTACATCTTCCGCGCGTCGGTCCACGCCGCGGGCCTGATGGCAGCGACCGATTCGGACAACGGAGGTTGCCCGGCGGAAAGCCCGTCCAACAAAACCTTGCAGATCGACCGGGCGTGCCTCGCGGACGGAACAACCGTTCTGCTGGACCTGAATCAAGCAAACTACCTGAACAGCAACGGCATTGTAACCGCGCTGAACTTCATTGGCGGGTATGTGCTGTGGGGCAATGAAACTGCCTGCTATCCGGCGGACACGGACGTAAAGAACTATTTTATTTCCGTCTCCCGGATGTTCGGTTGGGTTGCTAATTCGCTGGTCCTTTCCTACTGGAACAAGATCGACAAGAAAATGACCCGCCGCCTGATTGACAGCATTGTTGATTCGGTCAATATCTGGCTGAACGGCCTTGTCAATGAGGAAAAACTGCTGGGCGGGCGCGTGGAGTTTCTGGAAGAGGAAAACAGCCAAACCGCGCTTATGGCGGGAAAGGCTGTTTTCCACATCTATCTGACCCCGCCCAGCCCGATGAAGGAATGCGAATTCGTGTTGGAGTACGACGCGGAATACGTTTCGTCTGCGCTGGCGGCGTAAGGAGGTAACAGGAAATGAAAGTTGACAACGGCACAACCAACTTTGCCGTGTATGAGGACGCAACGGAGTTTTACGGGATGGCGGAAGTCACGCTTCCTGAAATTACGCAGATCACGGAAGAGGTCAAGGGCGCGGGCATTTCTGGCGCGTTCAACGGCGCTTTCGTCGGCCACATCGAGGCAATGACGCTGACCCTGAATTTCCGGTCCGTCACGGCGGACGCGGTAAAGCTGGCGGAGCCGCGCAATCACCAGCTTGATTTGCGCGCCGCACAGCAGTATTGGGACAACACCGCCGGAAAATTCGTCCAGCAGGCCGTTAAGCACGTGCTTATGGTCACACCGACGAAGTTTGCCCCCGGCAAGCTGGCCCCCGCCGCGTCCGCGGAAGCGTCCGGGGAGTATGCGGCAACCTATTTCGCAACCTACATCGACGGGAAAAAGGTTCTTGAAATTGACATTATCAATTTCATTTACTACGTAAACGGGACCGACTATCTGGCCGACGTGCGAAAAGCACTTGGAAAGGCATAAGCCCGGCGGGGTTCTCCCCGCTGGGCTTTCTTATGCCCTTCTCTGCATTTGAAATTTGAAATAAAGAACCGGAGGAATCGAACATGAGTGACAACCTGAAAAACACCCTCGCAGAGGGGGCGGAGCAGGCCGCAGGCGCGCCGGAAGCCGTGAGCAATGAAACTACCCCGGCGGAGCAGAAAAAGCCCGTACAGGCTGACACGGGCGTTTATACGCACGTGTTCAAGAGGCCGTTTGAGTATGCCGGAAAGACCTATACCGAACTGACGTTCAATTTTGAGCGCATGACGGGCCGCGACATGGTGGCGATTGAGGACGAAATGCAGATGAACAACGAATACGCCCTTGCGCCTGAAATCTCCCGGAGTTTTCAAGCGAAGATGGCGGCAAAGGCCGCGGGTATCGGAAGCGACGTTCTCGACGCTATGCCCTTAAAGGACTTCAACAAGATCACGAACGCGGCAAGAAGTTTTTTAATCGACACGGGCTATTAAAAGGCCCGGCCCGCTGGTGGCGGCGGGAGTGCTTCAAACTGGCGCAGGCCACGTTTACACCCGTGAATTTCTGGCTTGATATGAACACAGCAGAGATCACGGCGTGGATTCGGGAGATTAACGCCGTCACCGCGGAGCAAAGAAAAAAGTAAGAGGGGCGGAACCGCGGCGCGGTCCTCCCCTCTTACGAATTATGGTTCAGCGTCGAGCATGGAATAAAAATCTTCTTCCGAAATGATCTTCACGTTCCGCCCCTTCTTTTGCAATTCGGCGGCTTTTTGAACTTTCCGAGACGCAACACCGCCGTTCATTTCAGACCATTCCTGAAAGCCCAAAACAAGAAAATCCATCGTATTTACCGGGCTGTCGGACGTGAGGCCGCCGCGCTTGCGGATTTCAAATAATGCTTCCGCCCGTTCCATGCGGGACAAATCCCCGGTGATGACAAACATCTTGTCGCGGAACGCGCTTTTTTGAAGCGCATTTAGACGGGCGGCGGCGGTATCCGGTAAACTTCCAGCGCGTTTTGCGAGTTTATACGCCGCAAAAGCACATCGACCAGAGCCAATGCCCCAAAAGAAACCACCCAGCGTCAAGAAAACGTCCGATTCGGACAGGCCGGAAGAATGAAACGCTTCCGCAAATACGGAAATTTCGGAAGTAAGTTCACCGGAAGAAGAATTTACCCCGAACATACTTGCAAAAGTTCGAGCGGGTTTATACATTTCCGGCCCGACTTCTTGCCAATAGGAAACCTCATTGAACATTGCATAACCCCCTTTTGATTTTTGTTGTGCTAATGTTCAGAGAAATTCTAATCTTTAGCACAGTTCAATTAAAATACAAAAAATGCGAAAAGTCAAGGGAGGGAGGCGGTGCGGCTTGGCAGGACGAAAGGAATATGAACTTCTCTTCAAACTACAAGCGGCGCTGGGCGGCAATTTCAACGCGGCGTTCCGAGCCGCTACAAATGCGGTCAAGGAACAGCAAAACGCCCTTTCAAGGCTGAATTCTGTTGTAGGGAAAATCGACGCATACAGGAAGCAGGAAAGCGCCCTTGAATCGAACCGTCAAAAGCTGGAACGGCTGACCGCGGAGCACGAGCGGTTACAAAGGGAGATCAGCGAAACGGAAGAGCCGACCGACGAATTACGGGAAAAGCTGGCCCGGAACGAACGGCAGATTGCGCAGACCACCACGCGGATTGAACAGCAGGAAAGCCGCCTGCAATCGCTGGGCGCTGAACTGTCCGACGCGGGCGTGAACACGGCCAATTTGAGCGAAGAGAACGAGCGGTTACGCAGAACCTATGACCGACTGCGGGAAAGTCAAGAGGAATTGGCGCGGGTCAATTCCACGCTTGAAAAGAATTCCGCCGCGATCTCCGCGACAAAGGGCCAGTTGGCGGCCATTACAGGGACGGCGGCGGCGCTGGGCGCGGCGGTTTACGCCGGGCCTGTTCAAGCGTCGATGGATTTTGAATCCGCAATGTCGGACGTGGCAAAGGTTGTTGACGGGCTGAAAGACAGTGGAACAGGAGAATTTACGCAGGAATATTACAATATGCGTGACGCGATCTTGGACCTGTCAGCAAAAATCCCGATGACGGCAAAGGAACTGACGGAAATTGCGGCGGCGGCTGGTTCGGCTGGCATTGCCAGAGAGGAAATCACCCGTTTTGCGGAGGACGCGGCCAAAATGGGCGTTGCGTTCGACATTTCCGCAGATCAGGCGGGCGAATGGATGGCAAAATGGCGAACGTCGTTCGGCATGACGCAGGACGAAGTTATTTCGCTGTCCGATAAGATCAACTACCTTTCCAACACGACCGCGGCAAACGCGGAACAGATTTCAACCATCGTCACGAAGATTGGACCGCTGGGAGAAGTTGCGGGCTTTGCAAGCGGAGAGATCGCCGCAATGGGCGCGGCCCTTGTCGCGGTCGGCGTAAATGAGGACGTGGCCGCAACCGGAATTAAAAAGGTTATGACGACCATGACCGCGGGAAGCGCCGTGACCACCAGGCAACAGAACGTTCTAAACAAGCTGGGGATTTC